GAATTTATGTGATTCTAATAAAGTTTTGAAATATTACGACGCCGCATTATCGCAGGGTGATATAAATCAAATAAATTCTGGCGGGAAATATAGAAGAATAAGTTACTCCGGTTCAGGAATTGGAACTCAGGTAACAAGAATCCAAGATGTAATATTTTTTACGATACCAGATGGTGCAGAAACAGTAAACAATGTTAAAATTAATTTTGGCAATCTTGCAAATTGGCGCAATGTAACAGTAGTGTCTTATGGTTTTGCCCCAGTCAACCATGCGGCGAATGGCGTTTCTTTTGCCAATACCACAAATAATACTTTATACAAAGTATATACCGTTAATAAAAAACCAGATAATTCTGGAACCGTTGTTTTGTCAATGCATAAGCAGCCGATAGCAAATTGCAAGTATGGTTTTATTTATTTTAGGACTAATGATACAGTAATAAATAAAAGCAAATATGGAAACGCCGAAGGATATCAAATCAAGAGTATCAAGTGTGATCTGGTTGGACCCGCGACCTCCGACGACCCCGTTGATCAGCCACCAGAAGAACCCGTACCCCCTGGTGCTCCAACATCTTTGAGCGCTATCCCTGCAGCAACCTCTGTTGCCATATCTTTCACGCCTGGTAACGAAGGCGGAAGTGCAATCACCAACTATCAGTACGCCCTCTCCACGAACGGCGGCTCTTCATACGGTGCATTCACTGCACTCAGTCCATCCGACGCAACAAGCCCGATAACTATTTCTGGATTAACTGCGAACACTTCTTATCATATAAAATTAAAAGCCGTGAATAGCGCTGGTGCAGGAACAGAGTCGTCTGCGATTTCCGTAACAACCACCAATACGCCTTTAGTTACAGTGACAATTCCAGTTACAGAAACTTACAATGCATTTCCTAGCTTAAAGAAGCCAGAATTGGAAGAGATGGCGCAATATTGGATTGAGGATAATCCAAATCTTTATTACGATGGTGACACCCTTAAATCAAAGACATCTGGATATCTATTATATACCATAGACACAAAGAAGTATTACTCGTGGAACGTGGTTGTCAACAATTGGGCTGAAATTATTGTTACTGAAAATACGAAAACAAACATTAAAGTTAGCCAAAAAGTTGTAACAAAAACTGTAGACGCATTTGTTGAAGCGACAACCAACGAAAATTTTTCTGCTCTTTCATCTCTCAAAAATCATATAGTTAAATATGATACTAATACAATCAAAAAAATGAAATTAACATTTAACTCATTAGTCTATAATTATCTAAACAAATCATATACAGAATCATTGTCTAGTTCCACAACTCTCAATACGTCAAAGTTTACTGCTACATCTGGTGTTGTATTTGATTTTACTAAATTACTTTATGTTGACTTAAATGGTTCAAATTCTGTTTCTATCAATTCTTTAGTTTCCGAAACACGGCGTGCCGATTCAGTCCAATATATCTTCGCCATCTTCTGTGGTAAGTATACAATATCTAGACAAAAATCCATCTTCCGGTAATGCAACTGTAATAGTTATAGAAACTTCGGCCACATTTTATTCTGGTTCAAATTTAATTAGCACTCCATTGACTTATATTGATAAATATTTAATGAAAGATTTAAACAATTTAATAATTCCTAAAAAAGAATCTGTTACAGCCCTAGATGGAACACTATTGCTTTGTAACGAACTAGGAAAGCCTATAGGAATTCCCACTGGAACTGAAATATCCAGTTACTTTGGCTCAACGGCAACAGAACAAGAAAAAGACGCAAGACTTGGTTTTGTTTATGTTAAAAATAGAATTCCAGAACAAAATGGGTTTATTTACGGATTTTATGATTTTGCACAAAAAGAATTTCTTGGAGACACAGTTTCCTATGTTGATATGATTGTTAGGGGGATTAACAATGTATTTCTTGCAGTCGTTGCATATGATGCAGATGGAAATACTCAAAATATTATAGATTATATTGGACCAAAAGTAAGTACAACTTTTATTCCGACAAATATTCCAATTAAAAAGATATGTCCAGTTTATTCAGTAAAATATAATTCTGGAACAGCAATAAAAATTGGTAATATGGATTCTTATGTAGACAAAAAACAAGCGTGGCCGCTAGTAATAACATCTGGATCTTTTACTAAATTAATTAAAATACCAATATCAATTTATCAAGATTGGAAATCTGATTATTCAAATCAAGTTGTTATTGCAACTTATGATACAACTTTGGCGAAAGAAATTAATTGGTCCAACATTTTTGGTAGAGGATATTATGATGTCAAAAATGAAAAACCAATGTTGATTTCTGATAAACAAATTAAATTAAGACAAACACCATTGGTTGTTTGGCCGGAACCAACTAATTATAAAAATTCTATAGTTTCTTTATTTAGGCCGCAAATTGAAATATATACAAAAGAAACTATATCTTCAGTATGGAAAAAATTATCTTTTTCTGAAATAAGAGATTACAATTGTAATTCTGGTTTGATAGAATTTAATAATAGAATAATTCCTTCTGATGAAAATTTGATAAAAGTAAATTATGTAATTAAAAATTCCGATCTAATGATATATCAAGCAAATGGAAAATCAGTTCCGCTTAATCCATTTTTGAATTCTAAAAATCTTAAATTTAATAAACCACTATACATATATATATTGCCGACAAAGATTAATAAACTTTCAACAAATTCTCTTAATGCCGCTGAATATATACCCTTAGAAAATTATGTTCCAAATTATCCATATAATTTTACTTATAATTCTGAAATATTTAATCAACATTCATCAAAATATGATCCTTTCGCATTGTCAATCGGGATTATATACTTTACTAATAATCCAAATAAGAAACAAACAGATATATATGATACAAGGTTGAGGGGTGGCGGCATAGCTGCTCAGCATCTATTTGTAGAAATAAATTCCAAAATAAACAATGTTGCTTCAAATTGGGACATATGTCCGACGTATGGAACTTCATATCCCAAAGGCGGATTCGTTATAATTAAAATGCCAGACGAGGTTAAAAATAATTTTAAAGATATTGAAGAGATATATGATATAATTCGTAGGAACTTGACCGCCGGTATTTCTTTTCAAATACAAAACTTAAATGGAGATATCTGGGAGATATAATGTTAAAAGAACTTCCAAATGTAATTAATAGTTTTTCAAATAGCTCTCAAGCTACAGTGTCTTCTTTAATCAGACAAATGAAAGTTGATAAATCAGATGTATCTAGTCTGGTTTCAAAGTTGTCACAAATAAGGGTGGATACAAGCTATTCTCCATCCACCTTTGCTGAATTTAGCTCTTTAAATAGAGAGTTTTTTATTGATATTTTCAGAGATGCCGATATAAGGATGAGAAGTTATTACTCATCAGCCAATACGGTCAGCCTCATGCTTAATTCAATGATAGATATTTTCTTTTCTGAAATTGAAAAAATAGAAAAAGATTTAGATACACTACAATTATTTATTGATAATTATGAATTTATAGCTGGAAAAGATGATTTGTATAATTCAAATTATATAGAAAAATTTGATAATTATTTGAATGATTATAGAACAGATGGTTATTTATTTAAGTTAATTGATAGAGATGGTAATGATTTTGATGAAAATGGCAATGGTTTTGTTGATGTGAAATCCGGCGTATTTAAAATTGGCGATCATTCTATAATCAGAAATGCGCTAGATTTTATAGATGATGTAAATATTAAAAGTAATTATGAAAATTATAAATCAAGTGATAGTGGTTTTTATACAACCCTAAATGATAATAAGTCAGATTCTTGGAACGTAACCATAAAATCTCCAGTTATCTTGACATCAAAAATAAATGATATTAACAAATATATATCATATGACACCTCTTATCTCAATGGCGCACAAAATATTGTTGAAATGTCATTTGCATTTCCTCAAGAAATAGATACAATTTATATAACACCTGGTCACGGAAATGGTTTTCAGCTGCTCCAGGCGGTGTTGTTTTCCGATCCAACAGAGGTAATAGCTTACCATTCTTTCTTGGCATTGGAAAATCTTGTTGAAGAAAAAGCAAAAAATTATAATAAAATTATTGACGTGCGGCTTCGGTTGGCAAAAACCGATTGGAGACCCTACATCTCCTGTGACAACTATGTCTTTGTTAACAGAACCAAAGCAATTAGATTCTATAGTTGAAATTTCTTTTCCAAGAAGAAATGTAAGTAAAGTTATACTTATATTTAATCAACCAATTTATTCTAAAAATGAAAATATTACATCATCAAGCGAATTAAACGCCAAAGCTGTATATGATGTTGGCAAAGAAATAAGAAAAATAAGAAGATTTAATACAGATAAATTACAGGATTTAGTATATAATTTATTTTTAAAAAATAATTCTATCAAAGAGTTATTTAAAAATAAATACATGAATGATAATTATTACTCGTATAAATATCCAACCATTCATAAGACATTTGTTAATCGAATGGGTAGAAATAATTTTTCAGAAGAAAATATTCAATCTAATTTAATAGATGAAAAATGGAGTACAATTTTATCTAATTTATTTCAAAACTTTTTTATTCACATGATTCGAGATAATGGAGAAATTTTTAACAATTCAACCTTTATTGAGTCTGGATCTATATTTTCAGAAGCCTATAACTTTATGGCCCCCGGAATGCTTTTGCAAAAAAATTCAAATAATATATTTTTGAGAAAAACAAAGGAGTTATTTGCCGAAACAGTTTCAAGATCGAATCATTCTATATTTAAAGATTTGTTTATTTTAGAAAAAATAGATCAATACGAATATAGTTTTTCTATTAAATCAATAGAATTTGCAGCGGTAGACAAGATAAATTCCAATAAGGCGTGTTTTGTTAGTAAAAAAATTCCATTTAATGGATATCCTTTAGCCCTAAAAGCTTCTTTGGTTAAAAGTAAAGATATAATAAATTTTAATAAATTTAATTTTGACTTAAAAGAACCTGTATCTTATGAGCTTTCTATTTCGAATATTGAAATACCCATATCTGAAAATGATTGGCTGCCAATATTGGAATATGGAAAAGATACTATAGATTCAGAAGTTTTGTTTTTTGATTTTCAATCAAAATCTGCTTATACAAGATTTTATTTTATAAAAGAAACATTTAATTTATACAAAAATGGTTATATAGTTTCAAAAAATCAATATACATTAAAAGAAAATTCAGTAATTATTAATTCATTAGACATTAATTCTATATATGTTTGTACCTATAAAACAGATTTAACTCTTTTTAATTATGATAATGTTGATTTTATTAAGAATAAATTATTTCAAGAATCCACTAAATCATATTTCGACGATCAAGGTCAAGGTGAGAGATTTGCAACAACAGATTATACGGGAAGAGTAACGCTAAGTAATTTTCCATATATTAATACAACCTATGCTCAAACCGCTAGTTATAATCCAGCATATGGCACAATATTTTCTTCAAATTACCAGGGCTATAGTCCAATTAAAGTGCTTTTATCGGACGGATCCTATGCAATTAACTTAACAAATTATACTAATAGTAAGGATCTACCAGTTTTCCCCGATAATGCAAGAGTTTATTTTATGCAAAACGGTAAAGAAATAGTATTCAATCAAGTTTTATCTGATTTATTTTCTGTAATTTATGAATACGTTTCTAATTCTACAAGATTCAGAGTAATAATTAGAAAAAATGTATCGGATATTCTTTATCAGGCATCATTAGATGCGGTAATTATTAAGGCAAAAACAAAAAACTATGATCCTTATTACAATAAGTTAACCAAAGTATTGGTGGCGAATTAAATATGGCACAATTATCACCGTCAACATCAATTTTTGATCAAGTTGCTACGTCACTTTCTGCTGTAGCGGAAAAATTAAAAAATGGTAAATATATTACAAAACAAGATTTAATATTTGATTTTAACCAGGCTCTAAATGAAGCTTATAAAAATATAGATTCATTTAATACAAGCTTAGATTTATTTATAAAAGGTGAACCACCGACATCGGTCAAAATAAATAAGTTTGTTAATTCATTAAAAAATGATATAAACATATCCGCCAAGCAGTTAGATTATTTAACCGCAAAAACTATAAGTATATTTAATTTATTTACTTCTGAAGTAGAAAATGAAAAAAAGTATTCTCAAAGAATATTTTCAAAAGCCAAAATACTTCAGATGTATTCTTCAAGTCCAGCAGAAGACATAGTTTATATCGGCGATTCATTCGATAATCAAGATTATATGGATTTTTCTAAAATGAAAGTAAATGAAAATCCAATGGTTTATAATGGATCAGCAACCATTCAAGCGGCAAGAACAACAAATTGGAGTGTATCTCAATTAACAGTAAATCATTCCAATGGATTTATGGGGAACAATCATGTTGTTATAAAAAAGAAAAATGAATTGGATAAAATAAATTATGAATATGTTTTTAGCAATAGTCCTTCAATTTCTAATCCATTAAATATTATAGATAAAAATCCATTAACATATTTTGAGTATGAAGCTTTAAATGTTGATAAAACTAAGTATAAAAATATTTTAGATTTTGTTCCATCTAACAACGAGTTTTCTTATATAGTTGATTCAGAGGAACTTTCTTCGGCACCCAAGCGTAGTTTAGTTAATTGGTCAAACCATAATTTACAAGAACCACTAAAGTTAGATTTTACTATGCAAACAAGTTTCCCATCTATGGCTAATTCAATAAAAATATCTCCATATTTTGGATATGCAAAAATCATAAAAGTTTCTAATATTTACATCACCAACGATCTGAATCAAACGGAAGATGTTATTAAAGAAGCCTTTTTTATAGGCTTGTCTCCGGAAAGCTTAACAAAGGAAGCTTATTCAAAATATTATTTTGATTCGGCGTTTGTTAAATTTTCTGATAGAAAAGTATCAAAAGTTAGAATTGTTTTTGAACAACCATATTTTAGCGAAGAAGAGATAATGCACATTTACTGGGCCACAAACTACACCCAATCTACATCAGATAATAGCCCATTCTTTGGATCTGTAAGATTTAATCCAGATTCTTTAAGTAAAGATATTTATCAAGAAATAAATTACAACAAAGATGCAATAATACCGCCTTTGAGTAATCCAAATATTTTCAAAAAAAATAATGTTACCAATAAAGAAATAACTGTATCTATAAAGAAAAAATCTACAGATACTAAATATACATCTGAGTCAGTTCAGACATTTAATATTCCGCTTAAACTGCAAAGAGATATAATTAAGTGTAAGAGAATGTCTATTGGGTTGAGAGATGTTTCTGTTGAGTACATTGAATATTTAGACTCCGCAGAGATTATTTCCATGCCGTATGTTTTTGATTATGCAGTAGAGTCAGTAATGCTCGGCATAGAAAGTGATATAAGCGTTATATCTTCCAACGTTCAGCTTATATCATCTCAAATATCCGTTGACGATGGCAATCATTGGCTCGACATAAACTCTACACAGTATGGATTCAATTCTTCTTTATCATCACAAAATCCAGAAGTCCTAGTATTGAATCAAAATGTTGCGCCGGGATATAAGCTCCCTGGAGTAGGTTACTATAATTATCCGAAGATCCCGCAAGATGTTAAAAGTATTCTGGTTAAAATAAGAATGCTAAAAGATCAAAAGACGAATATTGTTCCGACCGTATACGCCTATACATTGGCTGCAAAGGTTAAAAAAATATGAACATTTCAACAACGCAAAAAAGAAGATTTTTAAATAATATATATAAATTAATATATTCTTCTGGACAAAAACCTTCTGAACAAGAAGTTAGAAAAGCATTTAATGAATACTTTAGCGTAAATCGACCAGGATATCCAATTGTGGTTGACTATAGTCTTCTCAGGGCATCAAATAAAACCGATGTTGATTTATTAAATCAAATAATGGCCAATACAATTTATAATGTTGACATATTATATGACACAATTTTAGACAATAATGAAGAGTTATTTTCTATTGTTACCTCTCTTAATAAAAAATTAGAAAATTTAAAAAAGAAAAGATTACAATTAGAATCAAAAGTAGATGATCTTATATTTATGAATAATAATTCTGAAGGATATTTTTATTCTTTTACAGAAAATTTCGCATCTGCAGATAACTTAGATTTATCGTTAACCGATTCTGCGTTTTTTGATCCTAAATTTAGAAATGTAACTATTAGTAAATTAAAATCTGAACAATTTAATATTATGACCGTTGACAATCTCAACGCCGCTAATGTTAATTTTAGGGTAACAGCAAATGGTCAAGAGTTAAGCCAAAGTATTGACAAAACAAATTTCAATAATATATTTGATGGCTTGACAGACACATATTGGAATCATTCTGTCGCGTTGCAAAGTCCTCAACCAGTTTCTTTAACGATAAGCATACCCGTTAATAAATTCGCAGCATTGTCGAAGGTAGACGGGATTGTTTTTACCTCATCTCCAGTAAATATTATGATGAGAGCGATATATTCTACCTCAGAAAAGCCGAATGAAGTAAAAACAAAGACATCAAGATTAGATTACGATGCGTTTTCTTTTTCTATTCCGACAGATTCTTATTCAACGATAGAAATAGTTTTGTATAAAAATGAGCCAGATTATATAAATCAAAATAGTTCTAGTCCGTATGTTTACAAATTTGGTCTAAGAGAAATGATAATAGGATCCAAGTATTACGCCAAGTCTGGCATATTGATTTCCGCTCCAATATCTATTCCTACAAAGAACAATTCAAATTTAATAATAGATGCAGTTTCGATGGAAGTTAAGGAGCAGGTTGCTCCAGGAACATCGGTAAGTTATTACGTAGCCGTTAATAATAAAGCGGCAAAAAAAATTAATGACTACAATTGGATTCAGATATCGCCAAAAGGCTCAGAAAGTTCTGGTTATAATTCTGTTGTTCATCTTGATGGATCAATAAAGAAAAATGTTTATATATCCAATACATCTCAAGATGGGGAATTGCAATACATACCAATTAATTCCTCAGCGGTAAACGCAAATGAGTTAAATCCAAATAATAAGATATATTTTGGAAAAAATGTATATAGAATTACTCCACTTAGTTCTAAGGACAATTATTTAAATCCAATTCTTTTAGGAGGCGTAGACTGTTTTAAGCATTGTTATTTAATATATGCAGGCGCTTCTGTTATAGATGGAAAATATAAAGATCTTAAGTATTGGACAGATACATTGTATGATAAGCCAGCTTCACTTTTATCAAATACGCTAAAAGAACAGGTGGGCTCTATAAATCCGGGGATAAATTCTTATAGTTCTGGGTACATAGAAACATCAATACTAAGACAGGGCTCTGTAAGCGTTATACACAATGTTGTAAAATCTAATTCTGATTTTAATTTAGCGATATATTTAAATGGAATTTTAATAGCAGATCTTCCGAAGGGAACTGTCAGTAGGGCTGTTGAATGGGAATTTAAGCCGGGAATTAATAAAATAGTTATAACTTATGATAAATTATTATCTGGACAAATCTCTTTTAATTTAACAGAGGGTTTGTCTCTTTCTAGGTATGGATCAATTTTTGTTAATTATTTTAATTATTTAGATCAATTTGAGTTTCAAAATAAAGTAAGCGAAGATAACTATTATTTTACAATAGATACAATTTTTGGACGAAAAGAATTACTAGCCTCAAAAGAGTTAAGCGGAAAATCAAATTTTATTTACATCTCTAATAATTTAGGGGCCGTAAGCGACATTAGATACAGGGTTGATCTAAATAGGTATGAGGATCCCCTATCGTCTCCAATGGTTGAGTTTGTAAGAATTAAGTTTAAACACAGAGACGTGTAAAATTGGTGTTTCTGGTACTAATTGATTAGGAAGAGTTCAATGCCTATAACTTATACAAAACAATCTCATACAAAAAGACTGATAGAACCTCTTTTTTCTAAATTTAGACAAAAATATAGAGGAACTAGAGACAGCAAAAAAGAAAACTTAGAAATGAATTCTTTAATTGCTGACTTTAATAGAATTAATAATCAATTAAATTTGATTAACTCAACCTGCGATGATCGTTCTGAAGTTGTTAATGGTAAAATATTTTCAATTGTTCAAGAAGACATATTTAATGATGGAGTTGACCTTGAGATTGGCGGCGTTACGGCATCGGCGGTAAATAAAACAACATCAAATGCTACAAACATAAATATAAATGATGTTGTAAAAATTACAGGAAAATTAGCTAGGCTTAAAAATAAAATAAAGTTTCTAGAAGATAAGGTTTAATATGGCAGATTCGATGAATACACAAAGAAGAAGTGCGCAATACAAGGGTGCTGTAGACAGCGCGGAATATAATATGAGAATTGAAGAAAACTATAAAGATCTTTTATACTTGTATAATAAATCAAATATTCTTGATCAAAAACTTTCTGAAGCATTTCAAAGAGTTCTAAAGGACCAGGCATACCTGGTTGGTGCCGTTGATGATCTTATTGATAGAGTTAAGGCGCTTGAGCATGAAATCAACACCTTATCAATATATTCTTTTTCGCAGTTTGATTATGTAAATTTTGTTGGAACAAGTTTTGCTATTTCTACCACAAATTTATTGAGCCTAGATCCATATTATAATATAATAACACTTCCAAAAGTTACTGGATCTTCAAGTTCAAAATTAAAATTTTATACCTCCGGCAGCTCTTCGGCTCAAGTTGTTCCAGATTTTTTCAAAACAAATATAGACGTTATTTATGCGGGGGTCGATATCGCTGGGGCCATAATTAACACCACTCCAACATTCAACGCAATAATAGATAATCCTGATAAAGTTTGGAAACGAAATATTATTACACAATCCACCTCTCCTTTTGGGGCTCAGATGATGTTTTATGTAAAAGTACCATCTGAATTTACTGGATCGACAAAAACAAATTGTATTAAATTAAATCCATTTCCTGTTTATTCGGTTGATATATTTTCAATAGAATATACAACAAAATTAAACCCAACATTAACAGAATCTGATTCTTGGATACCATTAAATTCTTATGGCCTTTACAATGGGGTTAGTGCGGCGGTGGGCAAGGTTCCGCCCGGTGGTTGGACTGTGGCTGGATTGGATACGATATATAATTCTGGTCCACTTTGTTTTTATTGTTCAGACAAAGAAATAACAGCCATTAGAATTAAGATGATACAAAAAAACTATATGCAGGAGGGCGGAAACTATGTATATACATATGGTCTTTCCGATCTGGATATAAGATATGATAAATTTTTGCCATCCGGTAAAACAATAATTAAATTTACCGCTCCAAATGGCTCTTTAATTAATAATATAATTAGTGTCAATCCAGTTATTTATAATGTTCCTCTGAGCAAAATGTCTAACGCGTTTAGCCATAGGGTTATTTATAGCGATGGTGGCGGAAACTATACCACCACCAACCCCGGCGCCTCATCCAGCGTATGGATAGAGGTTACCTTAAACATGCTAGACGATAAGACCGCACCAGTGCTTTGCGACTTAAGAATTCAATATGATTAATGGTTAAAAACGAAAAATCATTTTACTATAGATAGCGTAAATCGCATTATACAATAAGGAGATATTTAATATGGCAACCTTTTATGTGGGCCCAAGACCAGTATTAAGGGGTCGTTCTACTTCCGAAATGGTGAACGTATTCAAGGGTACGGCTGGTACATATTCATTTTACCCCCTGTTTGCTAAGGGCATTTTGGATGGAGCCCCAGATAATCATCATGTTCCGGGCACCGGCTATTATCCTGGCAATGTTCTTTTATCGCAACTATTTAATAATTCGACGCTCTATGCTGGAACGACTCCATTGGCGGGGACGTTTGCGAATGGGGCGCAATACAGTGGCGCCCGCTTTGATCCGTTGCAATTTAAGGGCCTAGTAGGGGCAGCTGCTTTCCCGGCTAACTATCGGCCATGCCGATAGAGTAGGCGATTATAGTTACAATAATTATACATTTGACGGCGTTATATCGTCAAATGTATTTGCAAGTTTTGGCCATGCTCCGAGAACAGAAGCGCAGGGTGCACCGTCATCGTTTGGTCTTTTCAGACCAGATGATGTTCACGGAGTATCGAGTGCGCAAGTATTTACTTCGGATTATGGTCAGGCGAATACATCATCTGATTATGGTAGAAACAAAGTGCTAGAACATAAAGGCGTAAATTCAACAAAAGCATTGTAAGTATTATCAAACAATATATTCTGTGCTATACTAACTGATAGCACGGCGATAATGATCCCGTCTGATTACAGGCGGGATTGTTATTTATATGGATCATTTTTATAGGTTTTGAGTATTTTATTAAGGATTATAAATGTATTTAGATGCTCTTGAAAAGACAATAAGTAAAGACACGATATCTTTTGATGTAGCAGAAAAATATTTGACTTTATTTTTGGGTCAATCTGATTGGGATGCCCACATTAAAAAACTGTGGAAAATGTCTGGCTCTAAAAATCTTACAGAAGAGCAAAGAAAATTTTTTGTGAAAAAAACTATAAGTTGTGCAATAATGCTACCCCTCTTAGAGGGCACTACTATTCCTACTCCTCCAGACAAACTTTTGTTTTGGTGCACAGCCTGGACGCAGTTTAATGAAAAAGATTGGTTTCAATTATTTAAGGAAAATATTAAAGAAGATATAAAAATTATCAAATATAGAAATGAAATTATTATGTTAGGCGTTGTAGACCCAATAGATGTATCGCCATTAACTAGACAGGCATTTAATTGGCTTTACAATAGGGCAAAAGAAATTTCTGATTTAAACGAAGATAACGCAAAAGAATTAGAAGTAAAATTTTTTAATTTAGTCAAAGCATATGGTGGAGCAATAATATGCAACATGTTTGTTAAGTATCAAAGCAATATTAATAGGGTGTTGAATTTGAGAAGTGGTTATTTTTTTGAAAAAGAAATACACAAAGTTTATAAGATTGATGAAATAATAAAGATAAAAAGTACAGAATTACAAAAACTTAATCAAAAATACGTAAAAAAAATAACTATACTTAAGTAGGAGATTTATATAATGTTATTAGAAATAGAAAATGGCAACCCTGATATGGCGTACTCCACCTCAAAGCAGGTATCAATGTTTTCTTTTAAGCTAACAGATGATTTTGTTGCCGAATATAGGAATCAAATCGTTCCCTTTGGCTATAGGGACGCGGCTGGAAATTCTATTGGAGAAATAACTTTTCTTCGTACATACTCTAGATTAAAAGATGATAACACAAAAGAGTCATGGGTTGACGTATGCGAAAGAGTCATCAATGGAATGTATACGCTTCAAAAAGATCATTGTAAGAAAAATCGTCTTCCATGGAATGATACAAAAGCTCAGGCTTCGGCAAGAGAAGCATTTGATAGACTGTTTAACCTTAAGTGGACTCCACCTGGTCGCGGATTGTGGGCTATGGGGACCAGTATCGTTAATGTTCAAAAGAATTCAGCCGCATTACAAAATTGTGCATTTGTGTCTACGGCGGAAATGAATAGATATAATCCAGCAAAACCTTTTGCGTTTCTTATGGAGGCATCAATGCTTGGTGTTGGCGTTGGGTTCGACGATAAGGGTGCAGATAAAGATTTTATTATTTTTGAACCCATAGAATCAGATACAGGCGAGCCAATGGTCATACCGGACACCAGGGAGGGATGGGTAGAATCGACCTCCGCTTTAATTAATTCTTACTTGAAACCAGATCAAGAATGTATAAAGTTTGACTATACATTAATTCGTCCCGCAGGTACTCCAATAAAAACTTTTGGCGGAATTGCCGCAGGCCATGAACCTTTGGAAAAATTACATAACCAGATAAGAAAAGTACTCGCTGGGCGTAAGAACGAGAAGTTAACCAGAGTAGACATAGCAGATATCGGAAATATTATTGGCGTGTGCGTAGTGTCTGGGAATGTGCGTCGATCAGCGGAATTATTGATTGGTCGTTTAGATGATCAAGACTTTTTAAATTTGAAAAATTCAAAACGCTTTCCTGAGCGCAATTCATATGATTCATCTACTCCAGGTTGGGCCTGGATGTCTAACAATTCAATTGAAACAGAGGTTGGAGTGGATCTTTCGGACATAGTAAAGGGCATATCTCATAACGGCGAACCTGGAGTTATATGGATGGATATGTCTCGCAAATATGGGCGACTCATTGATCCGCCAAACGACAAGGATCATAGAGTAGCGGGGTATAATCCATGCGCAGAACAATCGCTCGAGTCGTACGAATGTTGCACTTTGGTTGAAACATATTTAAATCGTCATGAAAATCTTGAAGACTATAAACGTACACTCAAGTTTGCATATCTATATGCTAAAACCGTAACACTTCTTCCCACTCATTGGGAGGAGACAAACGCAATTATGCAGCGCAATCGTAGAATTGGCACATCTATGTCTGGTGTAGCCAACTTTGCCGATAGAGTTGGCATTCCGGCTCTTCGCGAATGGATGGATCAAGGCTATAAAACAATTCAGCGTTATGATAATATTTATTCCGAATGGTTGGGGATTAGAGAGTCAATTAAAACGACAACCGTTAAACCTTCTGGAACGGTTTCAATTCTTGCGGGAGAATCGCCCGGGGTTCACTGGATGCCTGGTGGTAAATATTTTAATAGAGCAATTAGATTTTCAAATGAAGACGTACTGTTGCCATTATTTAGAAAGGCAAATTATATAGTTGAGCCAGCTTCTGAATCACCCGATACAACATCCGTAGTTTATTTTCCAATTAAATCAGAAGCGGCAAGAGCTGAGCGTGACGTTACGATATTTGAAAAAATGTCCTTAGCGGCCATCGCCCAAAGATATTGGTCTGATAATTCTGTTTCTGTAACCGTATCTTTTAACAAAGATACGGAAGCAGGGCACGTGGGCACCGTGCTTCATATGTATGATGGTCAATTAAAAACCGTATCGTTCTTGCCCAGTGGCAATGACACATATCCCCAAATGCCATACACTCAAATATCAGAAAAAGAATATATTGATGCTGGTTTAAGTTTATTGCCCATAGATTTAACTGATATATATGCTGGAATGGCATCAGATGCAATTGGCGAAAGATACTGTACTACAGATTCTTGTGAAATTAAATTGATAAAAAGTGACTTAGAAGCAAATTAAATGATATAATATGTTTTATGGATAATATTAGCAATATAGGAAAATCTATATCGGTTTTAGACAATGGTTACGTTAGATTGGTTGACGTTATGGGATCCGATCTTTCCGCCGTAAATGCAGCTAGAGTTTCGTTTGCAAAAGAAAGTCTCGAAATGTCAAGAGACGACGCTAGGTTAATTAATTTCCTTGCAAGAGAAGATCATATGTCACCATTTAGGCATGCGTTTGCTACATTTGAATTAGAAGCGCCTTTGTTTGTTGCAAGGCAGCATTGGAAGTATGTGGTTGGCTCTGACCATACAATGGATGCATGGAATGAGGGATCTCGTAGGTACATTACCGCAGATCCAAAATTTTATATACCGAAATCAGAAGAGTGGAGACTTGCTGCAGACAATAAAAAACAGGGATCTGGTGGCCCAATAGATCCATGGACTGGATTGGTTTTAAGTGAAGAGTTAAAAAAGTACATAGAGCAGGGAGAATCTCTCTATAACATGGCTTTAAACAATGGGGTAGCGCCAGAGCAGGCTCGTTTGTTTTTGGCAGCGTATGGTATGTTTGTTGTTTATAGATGGTCTTGTAGTTTGCAATCTATCGCTTTATTCTTAAATCAAAGATTATCAGAAGATGCGCAATACGAAATACAACAATACGCTAAGGCAATTGAAGAGCTAATAACTCCACATTTTCCAATTTCTATTTCATTTTTAATTAACAAACATGTATAAAATTTTCTTTCTATCATTGCTTTTAGCAGTATGTCTTAATTGGACAATAGCTATGCAGATGCTTAATCAGACATCCAGAAACAGAAAAACAAGAGCGGTCTCTGTTTCGCTCGCACTCGCTGTTCCGTTAATATTTGGCTTAATTATATTTTCGTTGTTATGAAATATTTTTTATAGAAAGAGTAAAAGTAAACACAGATGCCAGCATCTAAATTAAATTATATTGTAGTATACAAAAATCATAGTCAAGTTTATGGTTGTTCATCTTCAAAAATAGCAATTGAATCCCCGGCTCCGGATGGTTTAAAACAAGAGGATAAAAACATATTTTTTGTTACATTTGAACCAGATACAGATAATATCTGTCTTCATAAATATGAGCAGTTAGAAAGTATTAGTGGTCTCAATTTAGATAATAAAAATAAGTAGGAACCATGGCAAAGAAAATAAATGAAAAGAAAAAAATAAATATAAAACTTGAGTCGGGTCAAACATATCTAATAACCACAATAGAAGAAATGTTGCAGATATCTCATGCGCTTCTTCATTATGTCTCTATTGTTAGAGATGAAAAGGAAAAACAAAACCTTTTAAAGTTAAATAATGAGGCAATTAGATCGATGAATGATAATCAATTTATTAGTAAAATTATTTATGATGATGATGATAACTGGTAAAAATGATTGATTTATGTGTTGTAAATTATAATACAAAAAATCTGTTAAAACGTTTTTTAGATTCGCTTCATGGTGATTTAAATGATTCTTGTAACATATGGAGTCTTTACTTATCCGACAATGGATCTTCTGACGGAAGTTGGGCGTGGGTAGATCAAAATAAATCATCATATAAAATAGCAGCTGGCTGGAATAATCAAAATATAGGCTATTCTCTTGCGTGCAATGGCATGGCGGGCTACGGATCGGGCGACATAATAGGCTTATTAAACGCCGATGTTTGGCTTACAACTAACGATTGTATAAATATACAAAGAATATTTGATAGGAATCAAGATATTCATATTTTTGGACCAAAACAAAGGGATGAAAATGGTTTTATCACACATGCTGGGATAGTCGGAACCAATTTAACCCCCGTGCATAGGGGGTGGAAACAGTATGATCCAAATGATGTTTTATTTAAAGATAGAGTATCATGTGTTACAGTTTCTGGTGCAGCTTATTTTGTTAGAAGATCTGTATGGAATGCTTTGACTTACGATATAGAATATCAAAAAATTCATCCGGGAGTATTGGGCGCGTTCCTGCCAACGCCTCATTACTATGAAGAAACATGGTGTTCATACTTTGCTCGTCATCGTGGATATAATGTAGTGTATGATGGGAGTATTTCAATTGGCCATACTTGGCATGCGTCTTCTCCAAAGCCAGGAGAAGGATATAGCCACGCCGATACATACTTTAAAACAAGTCAAGAAATATTTCGTAAAACTTGTGATTATTTAGGAATAGAAAGAGATTAATATGTCAGATAAATTAAATCCATGGATATATAACGCAGAAGTTAAAAGGGTGGTTGATGGCGATACGTTTGATATTGTTATTGATCTTGGTTTTGATATTTTAAAAAGGGGTAGAGTTCGTTTGTATGGCGTCAATACGCCCGAAAGCCGCACATCGAACGTAGAAGAAAAAAAGATGGGCTTAGCAGCTAAAGAATTTACAGATCAATGGTTGACAAAATCAAATCATCGAGTAAAAATTGAAACAATTATTGACAAAAATGAAAAGTACGGCAGAGTATTAGCAAAAATTTGGAACGAGGCTGGGGAATGTCTCAACGATGATATAATAGCCTCTGGTTTAGCTCGCCCCTATTTTGGTGTCGGAGATAAAACGTTTGTTGAATTTAAAAAATAATAAAACTAATTTTTATCAGAAAAACTTGCCGTTACCATGAATTAGGTTGTAATATATAGGTGTAAGATAAATCAATAACATAAATAGCCGAAAGGAAAATTAATGGCTGAAAATAAATTTAAATATTTTACAATTACAACAACGTCAATTGTTAAGGCTCCTACTGTGACTGAAGCACAGAAGATCGCATCTAGCAATGCGCGTAAGTTGAGTGGAATTCGTGGAGAACTCTTGTTTAAAGATGTTGATGTTCAACGCATTACAGCCGTAGAAGCGAGAGAGCAGATAGAAAATTAATTATTATCGGATAATAAGTAGCAACTGCGAAGTTGCTACTTTTATTTTTTAGGGAAAAATGTCTAAACAAAAAATTCTTGCTCAAATGGTCGGAAGAAATGAAGAAAATAGATTTTTAAAAAATGTATTAAGTAGAATATCAAATCAAGTTGATGAAATTGTTTTTACCGATGATTGTTCAGAGGATAATACCGTCGATATAGCGCTGGGTTATGCTCATGTATATAGAACTACAGAACCAACATTTGCAATTCACGAAGGGAAGCTAAGAACAGAGGCTTGGTTTAATTTGGAAAAACATGCTAATCCAGGTGACTGGATTATTGCAATAGATTGCGACGAAATGTTGTATAGATTAGATAATCTTAATTCTATTGACATAAGAACAGTTTTAAATTCTTCCGAGCAAGATGTGGTTAATGTAAGGTTTTATCACATGTGGGATCAAACAAGATACAGAGTAGATAAACTTTGGGCACCCAACAACAGTTCAAGAATATTTAGGTTTATACCCGGCGGACAATTCAACGATAGACCACTTGCCTGTGGGTCTGAGCCAACATATGTAGCTCAGTGGATTCAAAGAAAAAATTTTTGGGTCAACTCTGGCCTCGCAATGCAGCATCTGGGATATATATTTGATGAAGATAAACAAAAAAAATATAAAAGATATTCTGAGATAGATGGTGGTAAATATCATAATTTATCTCATATTAATTCTATATTAGATAATAATCCAGTTTTAATAAATTGGGGAAATTTTGGGCTTTAAAGAGTAAACATGAAAAATATAAATAAGTCTCTTATTCAACTAACAAGTTTAATGAACAGTGATAAAAAATTTGCTTTTATTAATATATCTAAATCTTCAATTATAAGATTAAATAAAAAAAATGAAAAATCATTTCTATCAAATATCGCCAAAGAAATAATTAATTCTATTAATATTTCTGGTGATAGAGTGATGAAAAATATTTCGTATGATTTGATGAAAGAAATACAACATGGAAAATATTCTACGATTGGATTAACCAAAGAAACATATTATCATTATCCTAATGTTTTTGAATATTTTTTTGAAAACGATAAATCAGTATTTGATTCTATTATTTCTTTTTATATTAAAAATACACCTTCCGCAATTATTTCCCTGCATGATCAAAGAAGAATTTCAACTGTACTTGGGTTAAAGCAAAATATTATTGAGATATCATATGGAAGCATGTATAATAAATATGAAGAAATATTTAATCAATTAAAAGAATTAAACAATAAAATACAGTATTGCTTGTTGGACTGTAGTTCACTAGGGCTTGCTTTGTCTCATAAAATATGGAATGAATTGAATATGTCCATTATTGATTTGGGGAAAACTTTGAATTTCATAAAGGATAGCAATCAGCAACCGGTAAGTGCGATACATGTTCAATCATTTTAAAGATAGAGAAGAAGTAGAACATTTAACCGATCTTTTATTTGATACATCTATGTCTTTGATGGAAATATCTAAAGAACTTGGATGGAATATAAATAAAGTAAATAAAGAGATAAATAGATTAGGTTTAAATTGGTTGAAAAACTCTAAGAAAAAAATGTCCAGAGGACAAACAGCCCTGACTGCAATAGTGCAGAAGCTTCTTCCTGGTGAAAAAATAATTAATGAATATTATATTGGAGATGGATTAAAATTAGATGTTTATTGTCCCAGCTATCAAGTTGCGGCCGAATATCATGGTAGACAACATTTTTTTTATACTCAAAGATTTTTTGATTCCAAATATGAGTTTGAAGATGCCGTTGAAAGAGATATTAAAAAAATGGATTTTTGTAAGCAGAATGGAATTGCGCTTATTGTATTTAGGTATAATGATAGTCTAACGGAAGAATCTGTCTTTGAAAGAATGATGGAGGCCATTAGGCACAGTCCATATATTCCAAAAGATAAGCCTAAAAGAAAAATTGTAGATACAACAGCCTATAAAATGGTTAAGAAAAAAAATTCTGAGTATCGAAAAAGGGCATATAGATTAGCAAAACAAAAAAAAGACAAAAATGGAACTAACAAACGAAATAAATAAAGATTCTGTACCCCTAGAGTATCAGATATTTGCATTGGCCATTAGGTGCGAGGGCGCCATAGTTTATTTCTATGAAAATCTTCCAGAACAAATTGTTGGTACAATTCACGGAGAAAAGGGAATTAATGAATTTTATATAGCTCTTTTGTCTTTTTATAAGGCAACTAATTTGAATGTGGTTAATCCAATAGCGTTTAAGTCTTGGCTGCAAAGCGATTCTAATATATATGAAGCGCTGGGGGGCGACGCTGGGATTACAATAATGTTGGATATTCTTAATACGCTAGAATTATCTAGCCCCGATGCCATAACAGAATTGGTTAAACATAAAGCAAATAAAAGAAAACAAATTAATTATTTGCAAGAACTACAAAATATTCTTACTCAAAAAGGCCTTAAAACCGAAGAGGATGTTGCGCGAGTTCAAATTCTTACGTCTGAAATTAGAGAACTAGAAAATCAAATTAAATATAATCCATTAGACAAGGTAACAACTGGTCTTGAGATAATCGAAAGAATTGATTCTTTATTAAATATTCCAAATTTTTTACCAACACAGTTTAAATCTCTGAATAGGGCCATGGGATATACAAATGATGGTGGATTTTTTAGGGGTTCAGTTCATGCGATCATAGCCGCTTCTGGCAAGGGTAAAAGCACTTTTGCTAAGTGTTTGGCAAACAATTGGTTAGACAATGGATATAGGGTTCTTTATATAAATTTTGAAGAGGCAATTGGTCATTGGGAAAGAATTTTAATGACACAGGTAATAGAGAGAAACGTATACCTAGAAGCATCTAGCTGGTCAGAAGAAGAAAAATGTAAATATTTAGAAATTTTTAGAGCAAAACTTTCTAGTTGGGGCGATAGATTAATGGTCAGACATGATCCAGATACTCCTTATTTTGAAGATTTAGAATTTTGGCTTAGAGATATTTTGGGGAAGAATTTCACCCTGCCGGACGTAGTTATAATCGATACTATACAATCAATGTTCACCAGGGGCAAAGGTAGGCCAAGGTGGGGCGAATTTGAGGAGATGATGGTTCGTTTAGAAAAATTGGCCAGAGATATGGATTGTGTACTAATTATTACCGCACAAGAAAATGCCAATAGAATGAAAGAAAGACGCGAGGTAGTTCAACAATCGGATACGGGCGGATCATTGACTATTCAGCAGAAATGTGCAATTACTATATTTTTGACTGAAAAAAGATTAGCAACAGATGATGATACAGAAGACGAAAATATTATGCAGCTTCAAATACCAAAAAATAGAATTACTGGTTCATCATTCTTGTATGATCCACCTCTGGTTAAGTATATTGATTATAAAAAAACATATGAAGAATATGAGCCCGTAACAGATAACTCGTATATGTCACCTGAATCATTGCTTGATCAGCTGTTAAGCGGCAAGGATTTTTACTAATGAAAAATATTACAGTAAATGGTCTTAAAGATTTTCAAATATGTGAGAGACTATATGATTATAGGCATCAGGAAAAAGTCCCAGAAAAAACATACTCAAGAGATTTTTATACAAAGAAGTTTGAAAATACTGTAAAAAATATTATTTATTTCTTCTTTTTTAAAAAACAATCTGGGATTCTACCTTCTTATTCGGCGATGTTAAATAGATGGGAAAAGATGTGGTTCCCCAAGGGTACGACCGCATACGACATTACTACCGAACAACATGAAACAGCTTATGGAAATATGTCTAATCTAACCTCAAAAGCGGCGGCCGCTTTGTTGCTGTTTTATAAAAAATATAGTGATTCAACTTATATTCCGATAGCAATCGCTGATGATTATTTTATTCCAGGAAAAGAAGGAAATAATATATTAGATATTTTTGATGTTATTCTATATAAAGATAAAATTTTTTATGTAATTAAGTTAATGTTTAATTACAAAGAAAAAAACAGAGATCAATATAAAATTGATTTTGCCGCTTTATATAAAGGATTTCAAATTAGACATCCGGGAAGAATGTCTGAGGTAAAATTTGGAATTATAGATTTAATGAGTCAAAATTTAAATTTTTCTGAATTTATAATTTCAAATTCTGATATAAATAATTTTGAATTATGGCAAGATAAATTATTGGCGACTGAAATATTCGCTCCAAAAAGAGGATTAATAGCATATTGCAAAAAATGCCCTTTTGATACACCGTGTTCAAAATGGGATGGATGGAAAAAGGATAATAAATAATGGCTAAATCAATACTAGATGATATTTTAATAAGTCAAAAAGAGAATACTTCAATATCTTCTGAAAATGAAATGTTAAATTTTATTTTAGATGAAATTAATTTAATTAATGATGAAAGCATAAGATCTTTTATAAGATCTATATTAATAAAAGCTGATTCATTTTGGAAGATACCATCAAGTTTTAGTGGGAAATATCACCCAGCAGATGAGCATGGTGAGGGGGGAAATGTTCTTCATACCAAAAGAGTGGTAAGAATAGCCAATCTTCTTTGTGAGTCCTATAATCTTTCTTTAGAAGAAAAAGATATAGTTATAGCTGCATGTTTAATACATGATGTTTGCAAGGGCGTAAAAAATATAGATTTAGACAAATTTGAATATGATCCCATGCATCCGTATACTGTTGGAAAATTTATTTCTAATTGTCAAAAAAGTGATAAACAATTTTCCTCGGAATTAGAGTCTTCTACTCTTTATTTATCAGAAGATATTGTGCAATCGATACTTAGATTAGTTAGATGTCATTTAGGCCCATGGTCGCCCGTACCAGAAACATATCCCATAACTTACTTAGATTATATTGTTCATATTGCAGACCATATCGCTTCAAAAATACATAGTATAATAGAAGATAGTGATTTGATTAATCCAATATGGAGAAAAGATGGATCAGGAAAAAAGAATTAAAAGAAGAAATTATCTTTTAAATCATTTAGAACATTTTATATCAGAATCCGTTTATTATAGAGCCAATAGTGGTTTGATGAATAATCATAATAAAATAATAATTTGTAATATAAATAATATAGAAAATAAAAAAAAGATATTATGAAAATTCCAAACGATTCAACAAAATATTTAAGTTCATGGAAATTTGTTGAAACAGCGAGATATATTCCAGCTTTGTCTAAGGTTATTAGGGATAAAGATGGAGAAAATCCAAGATTTACTTCCATATATGATATGGAAGCTTACTGTAAAAAATACAACAATGTTGGCATATATACCTCTATTTGGCATTATAACTCTTTAAATATAAATGAAGCAATAAGGCTTGGATCGTTATATTTTGATTTAGATAATTCTGATCCAGATAAATCTTGGGAAGAATGCAAGATATTATATTTGTATTTGCAAAAGTATATACCAGAAAAATCTTTATTGATATACTTCACCGGTAAAAAGGGTTTTCACATTGAATGTGAACCAATAGCACTGGGGATAAATCCATCCAACGCATTACCCAATATTTTTAGGTATATTGCAAGTAAAATTAAATCAAATTTAAATATAGAATCAATAGATTTTAGCGTGTATGACGCAAGAAGAATGTGGAGATATCCTGGATCTAAGCATCAACAAACTGGTTTGTATAAAAACTTAATACCAAAAAATATATTATTTTCTAGTTTAGATGATATTAAATTATATTGTAAAACAAAATTAAATAATTTAGTTGGAGAGCAGACTTTTGATTTAAGGGCCAATGAATGGTTTAGAGACTTTACTTATGATATGGAAATCAATAAACAAAGATCAAAAGATTTTTTAGCTTATTTTAACGAAAAAGGATCTTCTGCTTTTAAAACTTTAAAAACAACGGAAAAAATTTTTACAGAAAAAGAGCTGTTAGAAAATTGTCCTGCAATAAATAGGCATATCGAGAACGTCAAGAGAACCCATGAATTAGACCATGAATCAAGACTTTTCTTATGTTCTATATTAAGCTATAACGAGGATGCAATTAAGTTTTTATACGATATTCTTAGTTTATGTGATGATTTTAATTATGAAAAATCAGCAAGTCACATCAATGATTGGATCAAAAGAAGGCAGCTGGGAATTGGTGGCAGACCATATACGTGTGAAAGAGCAAATTCTGCCGGGGTTGGATGTGGTGATTGTCATCTGGAAAAAAAGAAGAAATGGATTATAATAGGTGATAAATTTGTTGAGGGAACAGAAGTATCTAATCCATCTCCAATAAGATTCGCTTATAAAAACAGAAAAGAAAATAACAAATGACAAATAATATTAATAATCCAGACGATGTTATAGGAACATGTTCTGAGTGTAAATCTGATCAACCGATGCAGTATATGTACAATAGTCCGTTTGCGCAAGCTGGGAAACCGGTCCCATGCAAGTATTGTGGCGGGGTTGTAATTATAACCTATAGAGAAACTAGAGACGAAGCCCTGGACAACGCCGACACCGAAAGAGGGTTGTAGTTTGAACAATTGGACCAACCTACACAATCATACCGTATTCTCAATGCTTGATGGACACGGTGGAGTTGAGGAGTATTTAGAAAGAGCCAAGTCTTTGGGCATGACGGGCATAGCCACCACCGATCATGGCAATATACATTCTTGGTTAGATTTTTATGATGTCGGAAATGCAATTGGAGTTAAGCCAATATTGGGTTCTGAATTTTACCAGGCCAGAAAAACTAGATTTGATAGAGACGAAGAAGAAAGATCTGGCCCATCTAAAAATGAATGGGAACAAAGAGGTCCGTATCATATAACCATATTGGCCAAAAATAATATTGGTTATCATAATATAATTAAAATGTCATCTAGGGCCTTTACAGAAGGCTATTACGTAAAGCCTAGGATTGACCACGATTTAATATCACAGCACTCAGATGGGATTATTGTCTTGTCTGGCTGTCTCAACGGAGAAGTGTCCCAAGCGCTGCTTAGAAACGATTATAACGCGGCATTAAACCATGCCGCAGCCATGCAGTCAATAGTCGGTAAGGAAAATTATTTTATCGAGATACAAAACCATGGAATAGAAGAGCAATTAAAAATTATTCCTGATTTAATAAAAATAGCCCATTCCATTGGAGCCAAGGGCGTTGCCTCTGGCGATTGTCATTATGTTTACAAAGAAGACGCTCACGCGCACGACATAATGCTTTGTGTAGCAACCAATTGCAATATTCACACACCAGATAGATTTTGTTTTTTTGAAGATAGATTTTATTTACAATCTTACGATGAAATGGTTTCTGTTTTTTCTGAAGAATATTTAAAAAATACAATGTATGTAAATGATATGGTGGATGTTAATTTAAATTTTGGCGACATACATTTTCCAAATTTTCCTATACCCACAAAAGAAAATTCAATTGAATATTTTGAAAGATTAGCTTGGGATGGGCTAAAAAAGAGATACGGCGATCCTGTTCCTCAAGACATAATTGATAGGGCTAACCATGAAATAAAAGTGGTAAAAGAAATGGGATTTTCCGAATATTTTTTAGTAGTTTCTGATTTGGTTAAATGGGCTAAGAATAATGAAATTAGAGTTGGATGGGGTAGGGGGTCTGCAGCGGGAAGCGTTTTGTCATATGCATTTGATATTACCAATTTAGATCCAGTTAGATTTGGTTTGATGTTTGAAAGATTCTTGGTTGAAGGAAGAAAGTCAATGCCAGATATCGATCTTGATTTTGATGATAGATATAGAGATCAGGTAATTGATTATGCGAGACATAAATATGGAGATGACAGAGTCGCCCACATTTGTACTTTTAATAGAACTGGAGCCAGACAATCTTTGCGCGATTCTGCAAGAGCTTTAGGTTATGATTTTATGTCTGGAGATAAGATAGCAAAACTGGTTCCCCTTCCTGTTTTGGGGATTTCAAAAAATTTATCTGAATGCATGGAAGTTCAAGAGTTTCAAGCAGAATATGCTACGAACAGTGATTCAAAGCTTATAGTAGATACTGCCATTGGTTTAGAGGGTTTGGTTAGACAAACCGGAATACACGCAGCTGGTGTTGTTATATCTAAGGGCCCATTGACCGATTATATTCCCGTTATGAAAAAGGGCGCTGACGCACCACTTGTGACCCAATGGGATATGGGTAGGGTTGAACAATGTGGCCTATTAAAAATAGATTTTTTGGGATTAAGAAATCTTGGTGTAATAGATTCGTGCATTAAACTAATAGAAAAAACAAAAGGAATATTATTAGATATAGAAAAAATTCCTTTAGATGATAAAAAAACATTTGAAGAATTATGCAAGGGTAATTGTATCGGAGTATTTCAGTTAGAATCAACTGGCATGAGACAATTGATGACCCAGCTTCAGCCTCAAAACATAGAAGATATAATGGCTTTAATATCTTTGTATAGACCAGGACCGATGGGATCCGGAATGGATAAGCTTTATATAGATAGAAAAAATGGAAAATCTAAAATACTGTATGATCATCTTAAGCTTGAAAAAGTTTTAAAATCATCTTTGGGCATCATGCTTTATCAGGAAGATGTTCTTGGGGTTGTTAGAGAATTGGCCGGCTTTAATTCGGCGGAGGCGGATGATTTGCGTAAGGCTATTGGTAAAAAACAAATGGATAAAATTTCTTTGTTTAGAAAAAAGTTTGTGGAAGGTTGCGTTAAAGTTTCGGGCATAGTTGAAGATAGGGCAAATAAAATTTATTCAGATATTGAGTACTTCGGTGGATATGGATTTAATAGAGCGCATGCTGCCAGTTATGCGATGATTTCATATACTACAGCATATTTAAAATCAAATTACACGGTAGAATATATGGCCGCCTTAATGAGCTCTGTTGTTGGGAATAAAGATAAACAAGCTTTGTATCTTTCTGATTGTAGAAAATTAGGTATAAATGTATTGCCCCCATGCATAAATAAATCTGGGATAGATTTTGAAGTGGTAAACAGTTCTTCAATAATATTTGGCCTATCCGCCATTGACGGTATTGGCGCAACGATTGCCGAAAACATAGTGCAGGCAAGAGATATGCAAAGTCCCTACATAAATATTTATGATTTTTACAGAAGATGTGATCCAATAACCCTCAAGAAATCAACGTTAACACACCTTGCTTTGGCTGGCGCCTTAGATGAACTAATAGACGATAATGATACAGAGATTAGTAGAAGAATTGAATTGCAAATTTTAGAAAAAGAAAAATCTGAATTGGGAATATATGTTACTAATCATCCGGTGATGGGTATATGGGATATAATTATGAATCAAGTTACGAGTGAGATTATTGATCTTTATTCTTATGATTCTGGCACTCCGGTCAAAATTGGTGGAATAATTAGTTCTGTTAGAAAGATGACCACCAAAAAGGGTGATAAAATGTTTAAATTATATCTTGAAGATATTTCGTCAAGTATAGAGGTTGTTGTCTTTCCAAGAAAAGCAAAAGAAATAGTTAATGATTATTTTAATGTTGGAGATATATTAATTATAAATGGAAATTTAAATAAAGAAAATGATGAAGAAAATTCTATTATAAAAATATTTTATAATTCGTCAGAAAAAATTGATCAAAAAATTTTTATTGGCGGAAAACCAATTATATTTAATTTAAAAAATAATGTTAGTAAAATGACAATAGATAATATCTATGATATAATATCCAACAATAAGGGTAACAGACCTGTTTTTTTGGAAATTTGTGATAACAAACATAAGTTTATTTATAAGTTTGATTCGCTGGCATCTACGAAAATAGTGCCAATAGTAGAAAAAATATTAAAGTTGGAAATAGAATAATGACAATTTCTGGAACATACCAAAACCCCGCGACAAAACCGTGTTGGGCATATTGCTTATCGTGCAGTCGTTGTCAAGATAAGGGTAGATATACAAAGTGTAACGGCTGCAGTGGTCGATATGATCCACGTGGGAAAATTGACGTTAATAACGATGATTTTTGCGACTGCAAAAACGGTATTCTTAGATGGAAAACTAAAAATGGCAAGTTGTTAATAACAAAGTTTAATAGCAATCCCTTTAAAGGAACTGTTAAATACCAAAAACAATCTCAAGACGAAGCCGATTGGGATTCATATGTCAATGACATGCGAGAAAAAATGGATGATCCGAATTTCAATCCTATAACAATATACGAGGACTAATATGAAGAATAAAAAAGAAGTTGGAAGAATGTTGCTTGGAGACATTACGCTGATTGAATACGAACACGGAGAGGCGTCCGAGCCATCATATTTCGTGCAGTCGGGGGTGGTTGGTTTTTTGGCCACAAAACAAGAACTATATGATATATATGGTTTATTGAATTACTATTTCAATATGGATTCAATAAACGATACAGTAATTTCAGTTTACTAGGAAACCGCTATGCCTTGGCCATATATAGAAGATGATTTTATGGAAATAGGTACTTCAGGCTGGGTCGCCGTCGGAGAAAATTTATATAAAAATATTATTAATAATCATACAATAGATAAAGATGGCGTAGAATATGATGCTGAGGGGAATGTTGTATACGATCCACGCAAAGACTTAAATGACAATAGCAATTAAAAAATTAGAAGATCTAACTCCGCTTCAAAGGTTGTCTCTTACTGAATTTTCGTATTCAAGGATAGATACCTATAAACAATGTGCGGCTAAGTATTTTTATTCTTATATCCTAAAAGAACCAAAATTATTTGGTGAAGCCGCAGTACTTCGGGAACATAGTTCATGCGGTTTTAGAAAATGTTATAACAAATGATTCTTCTTTAGATTATTCTCAAATTGAAATTGAATATGAAAAAAATAAAAAATCATATGATCCAAATCAAAAAATATCAGAACAAACTATTTCTTTAGGCAAAGAAATACTTGATGAATTTTATGATCAAAATATAGATACACAATTTAATGTATATGATAAAGAATGTGGATTTAAATTTATATTAGGAAATCATTTAATAGTTGGGTTTATAGATAGAATAGATGTTGTTGGTGACCAAGTAACAATTGTTGATTACAAAACCGGTAAATGGGAGGTTGCGCAAAAAAGTATTTCAAGCAACCTTCAGTTAGGGATATATGCAATAGCGGCTTCAGAGCTGTTTCCGAATAAAACAATAACAGCCGAACTGTATTATTTAAGATCCGGTAAACATAAGAGTCATACTTATACCAAGGAGGATTTAGAAAAACTTAAACAAGATTTAATTATTTCTATAAATGAAATAATCAACGACAATTCTTTTGCAGTTACTTCAAATCTTAGAGCCTGTACTTACTGTGATCACGCAAAAAGTGGAGTATGTGGTACGGGTGTTTTCAGGAATAAAAAAGCAGCTGGGGCATAAAAAGCCCCCGCATTTCTGCGGGGGAATTTTTAATATAATATTAATTAAAAGCTTGAATCTGATTCAAAGACCAGATCATTGGCTTCAAGGCCCTCAAACTGAGTAACTAGTTTGGTCGCCGTTGCATTGTCGTAACCAGCCTCTTGGAGGCTATCGATTACATTGTAGTTTATTGTTTGTTTGATGCTGTTAAACAGCTCTGCTTTTGTTATCATGGTTTCCATTATATCCTTTTGTGTCTTCCGTTGCAACTTTTGCAACATATTTTTGTATTTTTATTTTTTATAAAGTATAATGTTTGTTAAGATTTATATTATGTTATGAACAAAATAGAGGTTACTACATGAAAACTGAGATTGTCAATTCGAAGACATTTTTTTCTACAAGATCTTTAAAAAAATCTCCAATTTTTTCTAACGTAAAATTAGAAAATTTACCAAAAGCTGTGTTTACTGAAAAAAAGATTTCAAACAGGGGCAATGCATATAAAAATACTAAAACAGGATTTAGATCCGACATACAGCTTAATGTAAGATCTAATTGGGAAGCAAACCTCATAAGAATATTTAATGGGTATAATATAAAATTTGAATTTGAACCGACAGTATTTGCATTTCCAATTAAAAGGGGAACCAAGGGTTATACCCCAGATTTTTTTATTAATAAAACCAAAGAATGGATTGAGATCAAAGGATATCTAGATACAAAAAGTAAAGTTAAATTAAAAAGATTTAAAAGGTATTATCCAAAAGAATTTGAAAAACTAATATGCATCATTAGCAAATATTCAAAAGATGCTGTTGAATTTATGGAAGAATTAGAGGTTCCAATGGTGATATATTATGAAGACATAAGAACCGAGTATGGTTCATTAATCCCAAATTGGGAAGGCAAGTAATACATGGTTGCATATAAAGAACAATATTACAACCTTGCAGAATCAGAAATACAAGAATTAATTGCAAAAGCAAAAAAAGAAAATTCAAAAGCACAAGAAGAATTATTGAAAGTATTTAATAATTTTTTAACCAAATATGTTTCATTGCTTTATCATGGTAGATATAATCTTGATGATTATGATATTAGAAGGTTCATAAGTTTATTCGTTAAAAATTCTTATGTCAGGTTTGCTTTAATGAAAAATAAATTAAATAGAGTAAATTATAAACATGTTCAAGAAGTTATGAACCGGCATACAGTATATGGCCAAAAGATATGGTGACGAGGAAGATATAAGACAAACTGTTAGCATGACTTTTTTTCAATGTATAAAGAGATATGAAAGAAAAGATTCTGCAAAAGGAGCGATACCATTTAGTGGTTTTTTGTATAGTTATTTTTTTTATCTTTTGAAAAAAAATGTAGATACTTTTTTAATAGATCAATTAGGAAGAAAAACATTTCCATTAATTATGGACGATACATATGATCAAGAAGAGGATAATGAACAACCTGGATTTACGCCAGAACCAATTGAATATACGCTTGAGCAATTTATCTCTACTGATGAATTAAATGAAATGTGGGTTCTTGGAGAAAAAACTATTTTACCTTTCGATCAACTTACCGTTCAAGAGAGACAGCTGATAAAATGGAGATTTGTAGATGGTAAAAAATCAAGTGAAATTTCTCAAAAGATAAATGAACATCCAAATACCGTCAGAGAACATTTGTCTAAAATTAAATTGAAATTAAGAGATATTATAATAGAACATGATATGAAAGAAATGATAAAAGACTTAAATATAAAAAAGGAATCTTAATGAATCTTCAAAACATAGAAAAATTGCAAAGTCTTCTCTCTGATTTTTTGAATCCACAAATTCAAGAGGTAATAAATTCTTATGTAAATAATAGCAAAGATAATATATATTTCATAGAAATACCAGAAGAAGAAGTTGTTGATCTTGGTCTGGATAAACTTGCTTCCCTTGTAGCAAGAACTTCAAATGTTTATGGAAGATCAGCAAGATTTGCTGGTATGGCAAGAGCAAATTATAAATTGATAGAAGGAAAATATAAAAAAGTTTATAAATCTTCTAGGGTTGGGAAAAACGAAGCAGAGAGAGAAGCGACCGCAATGGAGGCCGCAGAAGCAGAATATTCTGCGCTAATTACGTGCGAGGCAATTGTAAGCTTGGCTGAATCATTGGAGGGTTCGGCCAGAATAGCTTCTGAATCAGCTAGAAAACTTATGGACAAAGTACAATCAATGCAAATAGCATCAAGCAGAGAGTCTAAGGGTTATTACTTAGATGAAGATTTTAAAACATACTAAAGGATGATTTATGTTTATTGGACACTATAAAAATGTAAATAAAATAGATGAATTTTACTCAGAAAAAAAAGATGGATTAGATTTTCCAGCTCAAGTTGAGTATAGGGGCGGTAAATATTCACTTATTAATACGTATTTAGTTAATTCTAAAAGACAAGAAGATAATATAAAAAAAAGAGCACAAGAATTAAATATTCTAGTAGATGTTAAAATAGATTAATGAATATAGAAGTTTTTTGTGATGGAGCCTCTAGGGGACAGGGGCAAAAAAGAAGAGGAGAAGCCGCCTGCGCAACAGTAGTTTATAAAAATAAAAAAAAAGTTGCTCAGTTTGCAAGAGGCCTTGGATCTAGGACCAATAATGAAGCTGAGTATGAAGCCGTAATAGCTTCTCTTTTGATATGTGCTCTGTCTGATTTTGTTGATCCAATAATTTATACTGACTCAGCTGTCGTCGCCAACCAGGTAAATGGAGTATGGGAATGTAAGAATCCAGCTCTTTTCCCATTGTTAATGACGATTGAGGAAATTAAATCAGAGTATAGATTTAGGCTTATACAAGTCCCAAGAAATTTGGTTTGGGAACCAGATTATCTAGCAAATACTTTTTTGAATCAGTTAAAAAACAAGCAGAAGGGATTATGATATAATCTATAGTTATGAAAAACTTTAGGATTAATCAACCAATTATAGTGGGCTTGGCCGGTAAAGCGGGTAGTGGCAAAACGTCGGTAGCCGATTCTATTGTGCCCAAGGGGTCTTTGGAGACAGTAAAATATGGCTATAGATGGGACCATTTGTTTTTTGCGTTACCATTGTATGAAATGGCTTCTATTAAAAAGAATACAATAGGTATAAATGAAAAATCTAGAAAATTATTTGCGTTACATGAAGCTCTTTACGAATTATATGGCAGTTCAGCGATTGGGAATATACCACAATATGAAAAATTTTTAGAAATAGTTTATGAACTTGAGCACCTACCAATTGAGCCCGAAGGTGTAAAGCCTAGAACATTTTTGCAGGAGGCTGGTGATGTTTGTAGAAAAAATTATCCAAATTGTTTTGCGCATTGGGCCCTTGTTAAGAGTTATAAATTATATGCTCAATTTTGCAATGAAAATGATAGCGACGAAGATGACGCGAAAATGGCAATTATTATATCCGATGTTAGATATTCGAATGAGGCAGAAGCGATAAAAAAACAACCGAATGGTTTTATAGTATGCTTTGAGGCCTCTGAAGAAACTTTAAACAATAGACTTTTGAAGAGAGATGGATATCTTTCAACAAGGATTCAATCAGAACATTCCTCAGAAAATGGAATAGAACAGGTGAAAAAGATGGCAGACATAATTATGGATACAAATTACATGTCGCTCGAAGAGCAAACTTTAAATACATTAATAGCACTAGGAATGAAAGTAGAAACAAATGCCTAAAATAAGTAAAAATGCTTTTGAGCAGTCGACAGATTCGCCATTAGGTTCGATGGTCAATGTTAATCCGGGTATTAGCATTTCAACATCTCCAGTTTTGATTTGTGGTGTAAACAGAAAAATAAATATTGGAAACTTTGAAAATATAGATGTTTATGCTGGTATCAGTCTTCCGTTGTCTAATGTTTCCCTTGAGGATAAAGAAGCCCTTCAGGCAGCGATAGAGGATGCGGCAGCCTATGGGTTTTCCATAGTCTCAAAAGAGACTGGAGATAGATATGTTTTGATTAAGGAGTCTCAACAGGGCAAATAATCAAAAGACATAATTGATAATTACTATTATGAGCAGTATAATATTACTATTAACCATATAAAATAAAAATTAAAAATAAATAGAGGTTCAAATGTTTAAAAATCTAGTGAGCAAAATAAAGTCATTTATATTTAAGGCCCAGAAAATAGATCCAGATAGCGCTTTTGCTAAAGCTCAGGCCAAAGTTATTGATGATTTGGTTAGTCAGGCAGAAGTGGTGGCAGACATCGCGTCTGCAACGGCAACAAAGATCGTCGCCGATGCTAAGAAAGAGGTTTCTAAGGCGGCAAAACAAGCAGTAAAAGCTAAGAAAGCTGGTCCTCGACCAGGAAACGCAAAAAAAGCTGCAAGTTCAAAGATAAAAAAAAAGTCGTCCCAAAAAGTAAATTAATTTAATGTCTTTAGCTAAATCTAGATTAACGTCTAAAGGAAATTGTCTTCCTAAAAAATTGGGGGAAATTCCAACCCCAAAACCTCAACCTAAAAATTAAAAAAAATAATGGTATTGATATGTCAAAATATGTAAAAGTTACAACGCAACAAGAAGAAGTTCAACAAGAAGAAGTTCAACAAGAAGAAGTTCAACAAGAAGAAGTTGAACAGAAGCCTAAAAAGAAAAAAGGCTCTTCAAAAAAGAGCACAAATAGCAAGGATAAATAATGCCCAAGGTAGGAAATAAATTATTTGCGTATACAAAAACTGGCGAAAAGAAGGCTAAGGCATACGCGAAAAAAACAGGTAAGAAAATGATCAAGAAAAAATCTTCAAAGAAAAAAATGGGTTATTAATTTTTACTAGATAGGAAAGCATCCAATGCCAAAAGTAGAGTGGGATATCGTAGTCCCGGTAAAACAACCGGCAGATCTTAGGGGAATTGCTCCCGGTAAGTTACCAGAAGCCCTTCTTCGTCCAGCCGCTGGTGGCGGCAAACTTCATTGGCAAGCAGCCAATG